AGCAGGCGCTGCTACTGGTTGAGCCGTAGGTGCTGGGTCCCCTGTCGGAGGCTGCACCGGTATTGTTGTTTCTGCCATATTTCACCTCCTTTCATGCCAATTGGGTACGGTAGGCATTGCCGTATTGAAATATGGAGACTTTTACCAACTATGATTGTTGGCAAAGGTCAAAACTCTACTTCCTGATTTTCAATGTACAATTTCCCATTTTTTACAGTAAATGTCTTTCCTGTCCATCCCATATGGCACTTTTTACATTTCGCTCCTATCGAAGTCTTTATAAAAAAATGCTCACACGGTGGTTTCTCTTCTGACTTCAGTTGTTCTATATAATTTCCTCTCCAAAAATCTCTTGATCCTTTCTGAAATTGCGAATCATATGAATTCCTTGCAATTGATTCCGCATCGCTTTTAGGAAGCGGAGGGAACATCTTGTCCATATTTACGCTGCCTTTCTACCTCGAGCTGATAATTTTGCAAATTTACTCTTTCCATATTTTTTCCTACCAATATATGCCGCAAGTGCTCCGGGTGTTCTTGCTCCTTTTCCGGCAAGTTTCTTTTTTAACGCTTTAAATCGTGCCCCGCTTCCCAATTTTGCTTTTGTCATATATTTCACCCCCTTATTTCCTTTAATATCTTCCCGTCTTCCTGAGTCCTGATAAGTAGTAAGACCCGTCATATGACCATTCTTCCTGTTTCAATTTCCCCTTTGGCGACCTTATCTAAATATTGGGCTCGGGAAATCCTCATAGCAATATCTTCTAAAAGTTCTTTTGCATTTGTTGCGGACCAATAAGAATTTAATTCCTGGAACATCCACTCTCTTTCTGATTTTGTTGCCCGGGGATCCGCCCATGTATGAAAGGCGCGATCTTTCAACATCTCTTTTACAATCTGCCATCCGGGATTTGTCTTATCCATTTCCTCAAGAGCAAATCCAACCTGCACTTCTTTACGCTCTTCATCATTTAATTCTTTTCCTTTAATTTCACTGTCCATAGGCACCTCCTGGTGGTAAATCTGTTGATCCTGCTGGCGGAGTTAATGGTGGTTGCATTGGTATATTTGGAGGAGGTTGCTGTGTATTTCCTCCAATATTAAGTCCCGCTTGTTGTGCGAGTTGAGATTGTCCCTCTGGGGGAAGATCTTTATAGTTAATTGCCGTAGAAGGAGGTTTCTGTTGAGATGGTGCTCCCATCTTTTTCATAAGTTCTGATTGCATAGAAACAGAGTCATCCTGCGGAATGGCCTCAAAGTATTTCTCTGCATCTTTAAATCCATTGTCGTCAAGCCACGCTACCAATAGTTCTCGGAATTTTGGTTTTACTTTATCCTGTTGAAGAAGTTGGACTGTTACGGGAGACTGTAGGATAGTCTTCATCGCCATATCCCGACCTGAACGCTCATCATCCCCTGCTCCAAGCTGCATACTTTGTACGTCAGCAATAAAGTCAAAACTTCCCTTTAGATCTTCAGGTTCCACAACAAGACTTCCTACTCTTCCAACACGATTATAAGAAAACTTCGGGACAACCTTTGGCTCTTTTTCTGACCCCGTATTTACAGGATAAAGCGGTGTTTCAAGTGACTGTGGATTCATGTCGGGATTCTGTTGTGCGAGAGTTGCTGCTTCAGAGGTCAATCCATACTTGTCTAATCCCTGCTGTTGGAAATATTCAATTGCATCTTTTCCGACAATACGAATAATATATGAGCGTTGTTCTGGATCTGTAAATAACATTTTTTGGTTCATTTGATGCCACAACATCATCTGTCTCTTAATTGACTCGGAAAGTGAATTTTGGTTTTTCGCATCTCGGGCATTTCTCTGTTGAACAAGTTGCTTCACTTCTGTTGCAGTTTTATCTTTCTGGAATGCTCCTATATTTGAAACGCCAAGAGAAGTTTCCCCGATAGCATTCATAAATGCAGAAACCAACATGGAATATGTGTTGTTGAAGTATTGTGCCGCGTTCGACTGAGACTCAACTAACCGATAGTCGGTCATTGGATTGTTCATCTGCCATCGCGCGCCCTTACCCCATTCAAGCGTGTGTTGACGAACACCCGGTCCAATAGCAATTGGAGAGTAGAGTTTCTGGTTAATTTCATCCACATATTGACTCACAAGTGCATTAATAGCCTTTTGAAGCGATTTCACCGGTTCAATCTCAGACAATCCATAAAGATCGTCGTCGATTACAAAATATCGAAGCATGACGATTGGAATTTCATAGTTTCCATAAGGATTATCAATTTCCCGAAGAATTACTCCATGTTTTGGAGAGAAGGTGTACCATTTGTCTTTTCGATATTCCGTTACAAGCTCTACCGTCTTAAATACGTCATCTTGTCCATATGGATCACTCGTGAGGCCAGATATCGTTCTATTACGGGAAATCCAGTTTGTGTCACGGGTATCTCCTCCGTGTGTGCTATCTCCACCTACAGAATCCCGAAGTTGATCAAGATTTTTATATACTGGTTTATCGCGGGACTGATCATTCACTTGCTCTAAGTCCTGAAGCGTCACGTATTCCCGCACCTGAAACCAATTGCAGGATTCAATGCTGGTTGCGGTTGGATCAGGAAGACAGTCCCTGTTATTCAACACTTTCATTTCTGGACCGTCAAAAACAACTTTCTTTTTTGAGTCTACTTCGTATCTCCATTTACATAATGCAAAAGAAGAACCGTACTTCCTTGTATTCAAATCCATAAGCGACCACTTCTCGAGCATGGTGCTATCGTGACTTGCTTGATCCCATTGAAAATCAAGAAGTTCACTATTCACTTGTGCAGAAAGGACATCTCCGCCCTCGCGTGGAATAAGACGACCTTGAATCTTATTGGAGAATAGTCGGGCATTTTTTTCTAAGATAAATGTAAAAACACGGGGATCAAAAAGAAGGGCATCATATGGCCATTTTTTTTCATTCAACCAAGAACGGAATAACTCATCTGACTCATCAAACGATATAGCACCAACTCTTCCCACGCCGGTTCTCCGTTTGTCTGTTTCTTGGGTTGCTAACTGATAATGACGTTTGAGTTGAGAAAACGTATCGTCTTCAGTCGCTTTTGCTGTAGGTTTTGTAAATTTGGATGCCATAAAAAAAAGACCAACAAAACTCGCCAGATGACGAAATATTGTTGGTCGGTCGCAGTTTACTGCTTAGTACCTGTTAAGAATTATATATCACCCTTAGTCAACCTTGTCAAATGTTTCACTCCCATGATTCCTTTTAAATTTAGATAAAAGAGTTTTTTTCAAATGACATTTATGGCAAAGTGCCTGTAGGTTTTCTTCTTTCGATTCTCCTCCGTCAAACACTTCATGAACATGATCTACTTCTAAATCTTCTCTCGACCCACACTCTGCACACTTATAATCAAATTTCTTTAAAATATATTGCCTCATCTCATCTCCAATAGATCTTCTCCTTTTTTCATAACTATTAAGCCATGTTAAATATTCAATCGCTCTCCCCTCTACATCACCAAGTGCGGATGTGATAAGTTTCTTTTGAATGGAATCGGACCTCTTTACCACGTTTTTTATTTCTTCAATAAATATCATTGTCTGCTCTTTGTCCTTTTTATAAATATCATCACATTCTCTTATAATATTTAATGCATCACTAACAATTTTAATATCATTAAAAAACAACAAGTCGAACGCCTTCAAAAGATCATTTGAGTCTACTAATACAGAATTCTTTAAACCCATCTCATTTGTTATTTCTTTTGAATTACGGTAAAAGGTAGAAAGAGAAACTCTTACATTATGAAGTTGATTGTCTTGCATCGAAAACGTGCATTCACCAAAACCTTTTCCCCTTTCTACAATAGTCATATATGCTTCTAAAATTTTTAAGATATCGCCTCTAGGAATTTTCATAATTTTTCTCCTTTCAAAATTACATCATCATTCATTTTTTCCGTATCAACGCCACTTACACGAACTGCCTTTCTATTATTAATCAAGATTGTCACCTCTCCCCACCCAGATCCAATAGCAATATTGTTCAATTGTCTGATTGTTTTATAGAGAATAAAGGGGTTTATGCCAGTGCTATCGATTAAACTCATGAGCACATATATCTCTGGCCGCATCTTCTGCACCATTTCATTGAATATGCGTTCGTTATTTGTTTTTTCTTCTTGATACGTTAAGGTTTTCATATTTCTTCCACGGCCAATGCCGTATAAAAAATTTATATACCCACTTAGGAAGTCTAAAATTATAGTTTACGAACCGTGCTCTTCCCATCGCAAGTTCTAAATATATTTCTGCTTCGATACGAAAGTCGTGAACACCGGACATATTGATGAGTCCATGATTTAGTCGTTCTAAAATTGGCTGACGAAGAATGTACCCAGGATATTTCACGCTCAAAACGGACATGTCATGGAACAAAGGAATCATGTCATTTCCTAAAAATGACACACCGAAGTATTCATGTTTTGTGGGGTCATAGTCCGTACTCCGTTTCCACTTCATTCCCCGGCCTGATAAATGTTTAGTTAAATAATTCCTCACCTTTTCCTCAACATTTGGAGAAAATCTGAGGGTTCCTCCGTTTTGATCCAAAAAGAAATGCCAGTACGGATCTTTCGCCAAAACACCCCAAAAAAGAGCACGCAAAAGATAATATTTTTCTGTAATATCGTAGTTAGGTTGATCTATTCTATATGTTTTTAGTATCATATTTTATAAACTATGGTAACTGGTTTTAAATCTGGCGTCACTCTTCTCCTATAAATGTGTAATAGTGTTGGGTACTTGTCGCCTACTGGTCCAAGTTCGAACATAAATATGCCACCGTGACTTCCAACATCCGCATATCCCCTCATCCGTATTTCTTTTTTCTTTTTCATAAGTTATCTGAAGCGCCACTTGTCTTTATCGAGTTTCCAGTCCTGATCGCCTTCATCGGTGTATTGGAGTGGTACGGTCTGATATAGTTGCCATGCGCCTGCCGTTGCGATAACCAAATCATCCTTTTTTCCCGCTTCAGCCTCAATCTTATGACCCTTTTTTACGAAGGAAAGCATCTGATCCAATACATCCCGATCATAAATTTTAGATATCCCTTGACGGATAGCCAAAGAGAGGTCATCTAGCATCTTCCGTTTGGTCGCTTCAGTCGTTAACCACCCTATTTTCTCACTTTCTTTGTAGGCTAAAGCGTCAAAAACACGCATTCGATAGAGATTTGGATAATTTAGTAAAGTAAGAACGTGGATAGTAGCCTGTCCAGAATTTCGTTCTACCGCAATTGTGGGCCAAAAGCCCGTCCGGTGTTGAATATACTTCGCCATTTTCTCAAGATCGTATCCAAATTGAGAACTTTCCGTGAGATCATTGTACACTAATGGGAAGTCTGCACTCCGTTTACTCACCGCAACAGCCGCACAATAGTCCCGAGCCTCTGCGGGATCCCCGAAGATACAGAATTGCTCACCTCGTTCAGGCTCCCTATAGACTCTAAATGGTTCTAGTTTGTCTGGTAGTTTTGACATATTAGATAAATTCTCCGTCTGTTGCCAAACGACCCATACGCATTGGTGTCCGCATTATATTTTCCTTCATCCAAGCCAATATCTTCCTATCAAAGTATGGAGATCCAGAAAAAATGAACGCCTCGTCGTCTGTCCGAGGGTAGTCCGTCATAAATTTCTCTTCTGTCTGATATTCTAATCTCTTTTTGTTGATAAATTCATCATTATAGAATTCTTCCCAACTAAAAAAACGGGGTTTGTAGAGAAGTTCCTGACGTTTTGCCTTCTCCCACGCCATTTGAAAGTAGGTTCCATGATTTCCGCCCGTACTTTCCAAAAAAATCATCCCTTTATTTTGTGGAACCTGTTGAACTGTTGCCTCAATAATCTCAGTTGCGGTTATTTTTTCAGTTGACTCAAAGAAGGCTGCTTCAGAAAAGTGAATATTTGTTGCTGTTCCTCCACGACCTCCTATTTTAGAACCCGCTGTTCGGATATAAAAGTACGCATTGTTTGTTGCATTTTCAAGTTCAGATTTCGTGTCGACGCGAAGATATTGCTCTGGATTAAATCCATTCCCCTTGCAATACGCCTCAATATAATGGTGTACTTTTCGAAAGAGTTTTTCTGTATCTCCTCGGTTATGGGAAATACAGATACTGACACTGTTAGGGACCGTGATGAAGTCAACGGCAAACAACGCAAGGATCAAGCTTGAGAAACCCTCTTGTCGAGCTTTCAAGATGATCTCTCGTGCTCCATCCAACCCTTTTCCATAGTCCGAAACAAGAGTATTGTAATACTT